ACCCATAATCTGCAAAGTCTTTATACATCTGTTCTACAAGGGATGTCGTCGGAACGACTATCAGAGTATTTTGTCCTTTCTCAACGTAATATCTCACAATCGAGTATATCATCATCGACTTTCCAGAAGCAGTTGGAGATATCAACAACTTTCGATTATGTCTTAAAGCGTCGTATACTCCCTCAACTTGGTATTCACGGGGAGCATACTTGCAGATAGATTTCATATAATCTTTTACACCTTCTTTTGAGATGTGTTCGTTTACCTCAAAAGGAAGACCATAAAACTTATTATTAGTAAATTCATAAGTATATTCATGATTTTCGCAAAAACGAGTGAGTTTATCTAAAAGACCAACATAAATCTCACCAGTCTGTGTATTAAACAAACGTATCTTTCCATCCCAATATTTGTTGCGATACTGTGGCATAAACTTGGCACCTGGTACGTCAAATGTGAACTGATCTGCTAGTTCGTAATAGACGTGTGGTTCTGCTTTTACCTGAAGATATACCTCATTCTTTTTAGATATAACCAAGTGTGACATAAGTTCATATCAATACAAAAATATTTATTGCCATAAAAAAGGGGGTTCAATTAAACCCCGCTTGAAACCGATGCCACTCAATGGCATTTTTAATTTGATAAGTTCTATTGGAAATTGTTCTAATTACTTCCTCAAGAAACTTAAGCATAATATCATAGTATCTAATTTTAAGATCTATCTTATTCAACCTCTCATCAGCGTCCATATGCCTCTGTAAGGCGTCTTTATCTCTAACTTTATATGGGAAAGGTTCATCCTCATAGACCTCTATAGGCGCCTTTCCTGTGTAGTAATTGTAACGATCAAGTTTTACTTTGCTATGTGTCTCTCTTGCTTTTTCACGTAGCAGGGTAATCGTATTATAGATTATATAATACTTTGCGTGTAGTTGAGGAATTTTTAAAGATTCATCGTGTAAATTATCAGGATCAATGACCGAATCTCTCTGCCACATCTCCTGAATCTCATCAAGATTCATAAAGGATTGCCGTTTTTATCCAGGATATTATAGACAGTATACTTGAAAGTTACGTCTGCTGTAAAGTAGTTTATGTCTGTATCGGAAGATTCAAACTCAAGTGATGAAATTGAAGTTGGAAACAAATCTTTGAATTTAACTAGAGCAATATCTCTAAAATTACTATTAAGTATTCTTAAAGTTCCGTCACTAAATGCTTCTTTACCATCTCTAATACCTTCTTCATTTGTTATAAGATCTTTATATTGTTGTGCTGTTTCTGAAAATCCAAGACCAGTCAACCAGTTGTGAATGGTCATATAATTTTCCATATTTTCATCAACAAAAAAAGTTAAATTAAAATCACCATACGTTAATTTTTCTCCAGGAACATCAATATCTTTCAAGTAGTTTGGTTGAATAGCAGTTCCAAGATTAATTTCTGGCAATCTAGCAGAGTTCACAAAAAATGAAACCTTTGGATATTTTGCCAGAGTAAATTTAAATCCTATAGGAGAAAGAAAATTTCTGTTTTGTATTTGATTCGCAAAAGCAGATGCCATTATCAATCAGCGACAATTAAATTATACCAGTCTTCACTCATACCGCTAATGATTTTATCAGCACCTTCTTTATCTGTTGTGTAACCTTCATTGATTAGATGCTCAACAACTCTTTCATAGTGCTCATGAATTACCTTTGCTTCTTTTGGTGTTGGTTTCATTTTACCGATAGTTTTATTTTTATTTAGATAAAAAAAAGAGGGGCATATGCCCCTCTTCGTATGATCTTGTGAATAGATCACATAAGGTTTTGAACCTTGACTCTTCTGTAGTAACGGTTTGCGTTAACAGCAAGGCGTCCAAGACCTTGTGAGGTACCCTCAGCGAATGGGTTGGCAACAAGACCATAACGGGTCTTAAAGCCAATTTTTGGCTGGAAGGTATTCTCGCCAACGGCACGTACCATCTGTAGAGGTACATATGGGCAATAGAACAGACCAGCGTCATAAGGTGAGGAACCCTTGTAACCAACAACGTAGTATTGGTCAGCAGCAAGGTTAGCAGAATATGGATCAATATATACTCTGTACTTACCTTGGAGAACACCAGCGAAGGTGTTACCAGTATCATCAACGTTGAGGTTAGCGTTGAGTGCTGGGGTGTAATCAAGAACACCTGCCATAGTGAGTGCCGAAGCAACATCAGCAGAGCAGAGGATCATGTTACCCTTCCCTCTACGAGTTCTCTGGGCGATAGCGTTAGCATCACGCTCGATCTGGAAGATCAGACCCTTGAACTTCTCAACTGACCAACGACCGTTGGAGTCAACGTCAAGGTCGAAAGCACCAGCGGTAGCAACGTTGGTTTGAGCACCAGACTCAGCAACCTTATAGACGGTTCTGATAACTTCGCGGTTGATTTCAGCAAGAATCTCAGTTGAGAGAATGTTTGCTAATTCCGCTTCAGCATTCAGACCGTGGATTGCCTTGAGGTCTTGTGCGAGTTCTAATGAGTACTCAGCTTTCAGAGCTCTTGACTTAGCGGTTACAGTGACCTTCTCGATTGAGAATGCCATCTGGTTGAAAGCATTGCTTTCGCCCAGTGATTCAGCATCCTCAGTGTCCATACCACGACCAACTGGATAGGTGGTAGCGGTTTGTGAACCCTCTGGGTTAAGAGCAGCAGGGTTGGTAGCACTTGAGTGAGCTGCGGTAGTACCGAAACCAACGGCACCGCCAGTGAGAGCTCCTTCATTCTGGGTATAACCAGAACCTACATCACCAGAAGCGAAGCTTCCGCTTACGCCGGAGAATGCAGTGTTTGCTTCGTTGAAGAATGCTTCAGTGCCACTCTGGTTGGTGTAGCGTGAACGCATTGCGAAGATCAGTCCAGTAGGACCGTTCATTGGTTGAACGCCAGCGAGGTCATAAGCAACCAGGTTAGGCATTGAACGGCGAATTAGGCTGATCAGAACAGGGTCGAAACCTGCGGTAGGACCCGTTTGGGCGGCAAGACCACCTAGACCTGCGGTTGTACCAGATGAACCGGTTCCATTAGTTGGTGCTTCGTAGAGAAATTCGCGCTCTTCACGAATCGCTCTTTCTTGGTTCTCCAGGAGAACGGCAGTTACCATTCTACGATGCGAATCTCTGATTGGATCAAGACCGTCGTAGTCAAGGACTGGTGCCCACTTCTCCTGCAGATGCTCGGTGTTGAACATTTGCATTTGTTTTTACCTCTTTGGAAGTGTTAGTTTGACTATTATCTATAAATCACTTTTTAGAAGCTCTGCCAAGTGTCTGCAGATAAGCAGCCATCATTGGTGAATACGATTCTTGAATCGCTTGACCATCTGTGGTTACTTCTTCTGAAACATTTTCAGTTTTACTTCTTTGAGTACCAGCGTTTGAAGGGAAGTATGATTCCCTTAGTTTTACCAGTTTCTCACGATAGCTAGCTTCACTATCAAACTCAACATTTTCGGCAAGAGAAGCGAGTTTGTCCTTCTGAGACAGTGCTAGACCCTCAGTTACCTCCGCAAAGATTACATCGGATACGGACTCTGCTAATCTCTTATTTAGAGCAACGTTTCTTTCGATTTGCTCGTTGAGTTTTGTCTCCATTTCATCAAGCTTATCTACCATACTCTCGATAACATCATATCTATCTTCAGGGATTGTTACATAATGATCTTCAAAAAGACTCTTCATTCCAGCAAGGAATGATTCAGTCATTTCGGTCTTAAGACCGTGCTCAACTGCGAGTGCGTTTTCAGCAACCCACTCATCAGCAACATACTCAAGATAAGCGTCAAGACGCTCAGTTAGTTCTGACTTAATTGCCTGAACTTCTTCAATAAGTGCTGTTTCATACTCAGATTGGATTTGTTCTTTTACTTCAGCAACTTTTGTTTTAATTGCTGTTTCAAAAATGACTCTTGCTTTCTCTTGAAACTCTTCGGAAAGTTCTTCGCCAGCAAGAAGAGCATTAACATCTTCTTCGATGTCAAAATCTTCTTCTACTACTTCTTCCTCATCAGTTTCCTCTTCTTCGTCATCACCCTCTTCACCAGTTTCGGCAACTACCTCTTCGTCCTCATCAACTTTTTCCTCGTCGACGAGATCTTCTTCATCTTCAGTCTCTTCTTTTACAGCATCTGCTGCGGGATGAGGCATAGCATCGGCAGACTTAGCACCTTTGTTTACAACATCCTTAACTTGCTTAAGAGTTGCACCAGGCTCTTTTAGTTTTGCCGAATCATCATCGGGTCTGTAATTGTCTGGAGTAGGACCGCCCAGATCTTCCCAACTACCTGCAGTTTGACCATCAGGAACTCCTGTGGTTAACTTTGGCATAGGTTCAGCGGGCTTTGCTCCTTTGGTTACTACGTTTTCCATTTCTTGTAAATTGCTACCAACGGACATTTGTTTTGATTTTGTTATAATCTATATTTATTTATAATTTAAAGATTTGAAAGAAATTGGTTAAATAAATCTAACTTATGCTCTTCAAGTCTTTTTTGATTAACAAGAGTATTGATTCTACGCTTTGTAGATTCTGCGAGTTTTTCACGAAGAATACCACCTTCCCATACCCACTCCTTACCTTCCATAATTCCCTGAACAAAAGCGTCAGGAGCAGAAGGATCAGCAACAATATCAGCAGCAGTTGCTAGCATGAAATCTTCACCGACAACTTTATGACCCTCATTGGTCATCTTGAGTGAACCAACACCACGAGAAGAAACACCTAGGCAAACACCCTCATCAATTAAAGATTTTGCGATTTTTCCCATAGGAGTTTCAAGAAGTTGTGCTTTACCTCTAAAGTTTGTTCCATTTTGTTCTAATGAAACAATTTTATGAGAAACACGATCTAGATTTACAGTTGGACCATCCGGATGTCCAAGTTCACCAAGAGCACGACCTTTATTGACAAAAGTTTCGGTATATCTCTTTACTTCACGTGAAAGAGTATCCATAGGGTACATTCTGCCGTTACGATTGCAGATATCACCTTGAAGGAAAATTCCTTCAATATACATTTTCTTAGCAGAACCCTTACCTTCTACAACAAATTCTACTTTTTGAATTTCTTCTGTGATGAGTTTCATTGTTTTAATTTGTAAATCCTACTTTGGTACCTTTAACTAAAGCACTGCTAGCAAAAACACAGTGACTTGCGGTTTTAATGAGAAATTCAACAGATCCACCTGGCATTGTCATTGATCCAATACCAGTTCCACTTTGAGTTTCAACAATTGAAACAACTCTGGCACTAGTATCGGTATTTACAAGACGAACAACCGTTGCCGAACTAAAACTAGTTGCTGCTCCGGTTGTTGTGGGTAGACTAATTTCATCTCCCAAAATTTTGGTTGTCATTCTTCTTCGTCCTCGTTTGATTCAACTTCTTCAGTTTCACCGAACATAGAGTTTGCAACTTCAGGACGAAGGGCATCAATTTTCTCAGCAGCTTTCCCAAATAAGACTTCTTTAATTTTGTCGGTAATTTCAGAAGCAGAAGAATCGGTTGCAATCAAGTTGACAATATCTTCCATAAAAATTTTATATAACGGTATATTTTATTTATATCTCAGCCTTTTTAGCATCTTTTTGAAGTTGAGCATCTGTAACCGATGCCTGTTTATCAAGATTTGGTTCTTGTGGAACTTCTCCCAATGGATCCATTTCACCTTGTTGAGGTAGTGGTTCTCCAGTTATTGGGTCAATAGAATTTGGATCTGGAATAATTCCGTCTTTAATCTCACGTTCAATTTGATTGTCAATATCAATTATCTCAGCATCACTCTGTCTAAGAATTTTCTTTCTGACATATTCAACTGAAAAATATTTTCCAATATAAGGTTCAATTGTTGCGGTAAGACCAAGTCTTTCGTTCATTAATTCAGATTCTTTCAATTCCGCAAATTGATTGTCGTATAAGAAATCATATTGAATATGATCTGACATTTTTTCCCAGTCTTCTGGGGTAATGATATTTTTTAGAATCAATTGAGTTCTCAACATATCATTAAACATGTTGGCAAAACGCTTTCTAAGTCTCCCAACAAATTTTGAGAACTTAAGTTCATCTCTTAAAATTTCTGAAGAGCGTCCGAGATTAAATCCACCATCACTTGCGATTCTTGATTCTGGAACTCCAAGTGCTCTATACAGTTTTTTCTGGAAATATTCAATATCAGAAAGTTCTCCAAGATTTTGACCACCAGGAAGTGTGGTAATTTCTGTACCACGACCACCTTCTCTTCTTGGTAACCAGAAATCTTCAAGCATACTCATAAACTTACGATCATCACGAACTTCTCCAGTGTTCGCATCATAAACAAGTTTATTTCTATAGCGAGACATAACCTCTTTGAGGTATTGCTCAGCTTTTACTTTTGGGAGATTACCAACGTCAATATAGAATATTCTTCTTTCTGGTGCTCTTGATAATCTGTAAATAACAAGAGAATCCTCGATCATTCTTAGTTGATTGAGTGCTTTGATTGCTTTATGAAGATACGAAAGAACTGTTCCCTTATTTCTGTCTACAAGACCAGAGGTACAATAAGTAATAGAATCTTTAGCAATCTTAACTGATTTTTGCGATTGACTATTTCTTGGAGAAAAAGATCCTAGTGGATAACTTGGATTTGGAGTATAAACATAGTATTCTTCAATTTCTGGATGAAGAATATTTACCTCATCGTTTGCTGATTTAACGAGAGAATTATTTCTACCATCATTAGGTTCTTTTTTCATTTGCCTTACGGCTTTCATTTTCATTGGATCAATATATCTGATCTCTTGAATACCATCTTCAGGTCTTTTAACATCAATAACTTTTAAATAAAATAGTCTTCCGTCAACGTACCAATTTCTAAAAATCTCATGGCACTTTCTGTCAAAGT